TTGTCAAGAAGGGAATAACATCTTTAGACCCTGACTTAGGAATAGGAAACTCTGGATCCTCCACAATACCTGCTGTGTAACCAGCAGTTACTGTGGAACCATTCAGAGGAACTACCCTAACTTTACATTCATGCCATTTAATCCGTTGGAATGCCGATGAGAGAACACCTAACCGTTGTACTACCCTTGGAGTGATCAATTGATTATGGATGATCTCCCCTGCCGCACTAGTTGTTACAGTCTTAACTGTCATTGTCTCTTCACCACTGAATGTATGTTCTTGCAACTCCGAAGGCATTGTAGCCTTGTTGTTGACCCCACTTGGCAGTAATGGAGTCTTCGGACCACCATTACTATTATTGTTGTTGTTGTTGTTTCGTCGTTTTTGTTGACTACGCCCGGAGGCTCCAGAACGGGACTTTGTAACCCTCTGTCGATAGATCTGATATCGTACCATACTGGGGAAACATCACTGGATCCACCTGTGTTTCAAGGTCGATCTTAAGTGATTCCAAAGTCTGCTGGAGGGATATGCTCAATCCCCAGGCTCTTTCATAGGATAGGCGTGTTGCTAAAGTGGGTTCCACAACACGTGCCTTCCCTACCCTAAACGGCATCTTATTTGCACTATAGTGTAAATTGGTTATAACTTTCCGTTTGCCACCTAACTGCGCCAACTGATAACCAACGTATTGTTCAACAGGCAGCCCCATACCAAGGCTTAAACAACACTGCCCAATTGAAGTCAGGTAGTTCCGTATGTATGTTTTATTGAACTTACCGACTCCCCATTGAATTCGTTCTAACATTCTTATTGGGCTACGAACCATAGTGTAGGACTCTCCATGGGAGACTGGTCTTGTCTGACAAAAATCGATGTGTTCCATCTCATACGCCACATTATCTAACTTAGTTGACATACCATATTCTTGATAATGTTTTGGGTTGATCAGGTTAACATCGCGCCGTTCAACGAATACCAGAAAATCATCACCATCGATGTACAAACAATATTTAATCTTCAACTTCTCCAAAATTGTAACAGTCATAGCGTAATTAATTAGACTATTACCCAATCCAGTGTTTTGATCACCAGACATCCGAGTAAACATTGTTTTGTATTTAACTCCATTTGAGGTTTTTCCACGATTGCATTTTTGCCACTTTAGCAAATCCTTCAACTCTCT